TGCCGGCCGATCTCCTCGGCTTTTTGCGAAGCGTTCCTCACGTTGATGTTGCCGAATACCACCCGCCCGCTGTGCGTGGGGCCGGTCACCTGATATTTGATCTTGATGTACTGGCCAGTCCCGTCTTTCGTGGGCTTGACCTCGGCCGCGGCGATGGTGGTGTCGTACCACCCGGCAGGCAGCGGGTCATAGTTGCCGCCGTTGCCGACGGGGAGGGATGCGACTTCAAAGACTTCGTTCAGTTGGGCCATTTGGCTTACTCCTTGGGTTGTGCCGCGCCTGCGGCGGGTTGGATTGCGAACGAGGGACGGCCGGGTTTCGTGGTGATCGCGCCGGCCAGCGCGGAAGTGATGGCGGGATCAGCGCGATCCCAGACCTTCATGTTGATCTCGGGCTTCCACCGGAACAGGGTGGCGAGGTGATCGCTCAGCCCGTTCTCGTAAGCGAGTTCCTGGACCTTGTCGCTGTCCACCTTCCGGTCGAGGCGGCAGGTCACTTTGACCTTCCAAAGCCCAGCATCGACGTTCTGGACGCCCTCCGAATCGTCCGCGATGTTGGCGAGCGATCGGATCTGATCCTCGATCTCGCGGCGGCGCTCGGTGGCGGCGCGCTCATCCTCTTTGGCCTGCATCCAGGCCTCGGCGAGGTGTTGGAGTCTCATCGGGATACCCCCTCAGTCCAAGCGGCAAAGCTCGGCGCAGCCTGCTTCTGTTCCAGTTCGATCAACAGTTCGATGTAATGCTTCGCCTTCTCCAAGTCGGCCAGCCCGCCTTTTGCCTTCCAGCGGGTGACGTACTTGATGACGTTGCCCTCCATGTAGCCGATGCCGTTGGCGTGGATGAACTCCACGGGCTGGATGGCAAGCTCCTTGTAATGCTTGCCGTTGATCTGAGTCTCCAGTGCGCTCACGCTTTCCCCCCAATCTTTGCAATCAACGCTCCAAGGTCCGGCGTCTCCCAAGTGTCCAGTCTGCCGCTGCGGTCCTTCGCCTGCCACACACCGTCGCTGTGGCACATCAGCGCCCGCTGGGGCACGCCCTCGGAATCTTTCTCGACGCGCAGGGCCAAAACCTCGTCGAAAAAGTACGGGAGGCTCTGGCCCGTCTTGTTGCCGGGCATCGATGGCGAGTAGAGCACGCGCCCCATCTCGTCCTGCTGCTTTTCGAGCTTGGCGCTCATGTAGACGTTTCGCCCAGGCAAGTCGCGGAAGGCGCGGATGATGTCAGTCATCGCCTCCTGCATGGCCCCGTAAGCCTGACGCGGGTCTTTTGCCGCCTTCTTTTCGGCCACCAAAACCACCTCGGCGATCTCGCTGATGCTGTCGAGCGCGACCGACTGGTACTGCTGCGCCTCGGCCGAGTGCGCGAGCCAGTCCCACGCTTCGCGCAGCGTCTCCATGTTGCTGATCTCGATGTACGGCAGCGCCGCCCCCGAAATCGACAGCAGGCCACCCTCTGCGCTCAGGATGATGGGCGCTGGCAGGGTTGGGATGAGAGACGTTTTGCCGGCGCCGGCGGCGCCATAGACCAGGATGTCAACGCCAGATTCGTGGGCGTCAGAGGTGTTTTTCAGCAAAGGTACGGCCATGTTGGTTCTCCTTCAGTTATGAACAAAACACACGAACGAACTCGACGATCTGCGCTTCTCGCGCTGCGTCCCTCGCTGCGGCACTAGCTGCGTCCCTCGCTGCGGCACTAGCTGCGCCCCACGCTGCGGCACTAGCTGCGGCACTCGCTTCGTCACTCGCTGCATACGCTGCGGCACTCGCTGCCCCCGCTGCCCACGCTGCCCACGCTGCGGCACCCGCTGCGGCCAACTCAGCATCCGTCGCCTGCCCGTGGGCGTGCCGCTCGGCAACGTCGAGCGCGGCCAGACTGCGTGGGTCTTTCATCAGGTGCTGCACCTGCCGTGCACACCAGACAGCGTACAAACGCATCTCCATCTCGTGGCCATCGACTGCTCGCAGGCACCAGATTGCGTCGTCCAGACCGTTAGACTGGAGGATCGTGGCGAGCGCCAGCGGCTCGTCGTCTGCCTGCGTCTTGTTGAGATGCGTCAGCAGTTTGCGCCAGCCGTCAGCGCATGGGTGGTGTTCCCGCACGCGGTTGAGTGTGGTGTAGATCATGGTTGTCCTATATTCCCCCCCCTTGCGGGGGAGGGTGGGTTAGATGTCGTAGCCCCGCCCGCGCATCTGGGCCATCACTTGCCGGTCAATGTCGTCATACTCCTCTTCGCGGAGGTGCGCGGTCCACTCCGCATCGCGGCCATCAGGGTACTCAATGGCCAAATACAGTTCGTTGTGCGTAATGCTTGTCCACTTCCAGTTGATATGCGCGACCAACTGAGCGCCCCGGACCTTGATCGGGTAGCCTTCCATGCTCACGCCTCCTCGCGCACTTCGACCCGCTGGCCCAGTCCGTTGACCTCAAGGGCCACCGCTGCTTTCATCGCAGCGGCTTGCAATTCGTAAGACTGCTCTTTGTCGTAAGCAACGCGGTACAGGACCGTGATGGCATCGCTGAGATGCTTGGTAGTGAGGGTGCTGTACATTGGTCAGAACCCGTAAACGAGAGCGGTTGCCCACAGCACGCCGCAGGCAATGGCGAAGGGCCACGCCCACCACGGATCGCGGGCGTGCGGCTCCATGCGGGCCTTGCGAGTCTGGTAGTCGGTCATCAGAAAATTCCTTGCTCGGTTGTGCGCGGCTTGCTGCTGCGCGGCTTGCTGCGCGGCTTGCTGCTGCGCGGTTTGGCGATGGGGCGCGGCTGTTCCGCCCGCGCCGCCCGGGCGGTGCGGGGGAAGGCGGGGAAGGGCCAGAGGGGGGTCATGCTGCGCGCACCGCATCAGATGCGGCCCGCAGAATCGATTGCATAGCCGCCGACTTGTAGCCAGCGAATGCGTCTTCAATGGTGTCAAACCGCTTCCCGAGACCACCCCAAGCGCGGTGCGAGGCATTGAGGCAGCAGACCATGACGTGATGCGAAGACACCCAGATGTGAGCGCGATGCTTGCCGCATTCGGCCTCGATCAGATGCGAGCCGGTAGAAGGTTTTTCGTGGCGGGTAATGAAGACTGTTGTCACTTGATCTCTCCTTTTCTGCCGCTCGGCCTATCCGGTTGGCATGAGTGAGATTGTGGCAAAGCGTGCGAGCAATGTCAAGCACTTCCCGCACTTTTCTTGCGTTGTATTTTTGCAACTGTCAGCCCGTCTCCCCATAAGCTTGCGCCAGCCCGTCTGAATACTGGATGGCTGAGACGTAGTTCTCCGTCTCGCGCAGCACGATGGCGCGCAGGGCATCACCGAAAGTGTTCTCGCGCATGAATGCCACAACATCGACATCGTCGGGGGTCATGCGGTCCGACGATGTAACTGTCAACGACTCATAGACCGTAAAGCTCAGCGAGGGGACTCGCCCGAAACCGACATGAATCCGCTCCGTAGAGGCAACGATGGAATACGGCCCGATTTGAAGGGTGTCGCTCTCCTGGTCGGAACTATCGACGTAGATGGCCGCATTGCCAAGCTCGCGCAGATGCGCAAAGACCGGACCCGGCAACTGGGCGAACAAGTCACGGGCTTGCTGGGCGTGGGCGTGGGTGAAGGTGAACATGGTTCCTCTCATTCGGCCCAAGCCGGGATCGGCAGGCCGTTCATGGCGCGGCTGACCTTCGGCCACGTTTTGCGGACTTCCGCTGCGGTGGCAAGCCGCAGCCAGTCATCCAGAAGTTGGCGACGATATTCGGGGCGAGCCGCGAGCAAGCTGCTAAGACGCTCGCGGGCCATTGATGCGCGGGTGTTGGTGGTGGGCATGGGTGGTCTCCGGGGGAATGCCGAGCGCTAGGCCCGGCGATTGTGGTTAGGCGGCTTCCTTAAGCGACGAAAACACGCCGCCGAGACCGTGGTTTTTGCCACCGCACGAGCACTCGCAGGTGCCATTGATCTTTCCGTTCATGCACTTGCTATTGCACTCATGCTTGGACGCGAAACGTTTGTAAGTGATGCCGCGCTCTACCGGCACCAGTCGTCCATCAGCGGCCACGCCCACAAGGCGCGAGAAACTGTCGTTCCAGTTGGCCTTCGACTTCACGCCGCCCATCGCTTCGAACTTGGCGTTCGGCACGCTGGTGACTCGGGTCAGTTCGTCGGTGCCGTTGAAGTAGCGGAAGAAGTTGCTCATCTCGTCTCTCCTATCTCGCCGGTCGGCCCATCCGGTCGGCGTGTTGCAATCATCCGCGTATCGTGGCAGGATGTCAACAGGTTTTTTCAAGGCGATTGGAATGACACTACAAGAAGCGCTCGACCACTACGGGTCGCGCAAGGCTATCGCTGATGCGCTGGGCCTGTGGCCACAGACGGTTTACGCATGGGGCGACAGCATTCCGCTGGCGCGGCAATACGAGATCGAGGTCCGTTCAGGCGGCGCGCTCAAAGCGGACCGGCCCGATGAGCAGCGAGCCTGACTCCATGCTCGCCGCAGCCCTTGAATACGCTAGCTGGGGCTGGCCCGTTCTCCCGCTGGTGCCGGGGGGCAAGGTCCCGGCCACGCAGCACGGGGTGCATGACGCGACCACTGATGAGGCTCGCATTCGAGCATGGTGGGAAGCGAACCCGCAGGCCAACATTGGCATCGCGGCCGGCGTGCGAAGCGGCCTGATGGTCTTGGATGTGGATCCGCGCAACGGTGGCGACGACAGCTGGGCGCGCCTTACCGCTGCTTGTGGCCAACCGCCCGACACCCCCCAAGCTCTCACGGCCGGAGGCGGCGAGCATTTCGTGTTTCGCTACGATCCTGCGATCCGGTCGGCCAAACTCGCCGAGGGGGTCGATCTACTGGCCGACGGGCGCTACTTCGTCGCTTACCCGAGTCAGGTCAATGGGCGGCACTACGTCTGGGAGGCGTCGAGCGACCCGGCCGATGGGCTAGCCCCTGCGCCCCTGCCTGAGACATGGCGGCAGGCCATCTTGGGGCGGAGGAAGGCCCCTGCGGCGGCCAACGACAGCATCATCGTCGGCAATCGCAACGCGGGCTTGACTTCGCTCGCAGGGGCCATGCGGCGGCACGGGATGAGCGAGAGCGAAATCCTGGCGGCGCTGACAGTGGCGAACGATTCCCGCTGCGAGATCCCGCTGCCATCGTCAGAGCTTGCTCAGATCGCACGGTCGGTCGCTCGATATGAGCCGGAGTCAGATGTTGCGGCGAGTGCGGCTCTGGGCGCGCAGGCGGCTGAAATGCTGCTCGCGCCCGAGGCTGATGTCACCGAGCGCTTGCAACTAGTCTACGGCGATCAGCTAAGCGACGAATACGAGGCCCCCGACGAACTGGTCGAGGGGATGATGACCATCGGTTCGTCAGTCGTGGTTTACGGCGACAGCAACAGCGGCAAGACCTTCTGGGCGCTATCAGTGGCCACCGCAATCGCCACCGGCTCGCCATGCTACGGCCGGCAAACCGACCCAGGTCTGGTCATCTACCTCGCAAGCGAAGCGCCCGCCAGCATCCGCTCTCGGATGCAAGCTATCAAGCGCTACCACAAGTGCGACCTCGCTAATCTCGCGATGGTCCCCGTACCACTTAACTTCCACGCCGGGAACCAGGACGCCACCGATGTCATCGCCCTGGTTCGCAGCGTCGAGCAAGCCCGCAATCAGCCCGTGCGCCTCATCATCGCCGACACCCTGGCCCGTATGAGCGCCGGGGCCAACGAGAACAGCGGCGAGGACATGGGGCCTATCATGGCCCGCTTCGAGTCTGTCGCCAAGGCAACCGGCGCCGCGATGATGATCATCCACCACAACGGGAAAGATGCCGCCAAAGGCGCGCGCGGTTGGTCCGGTATCCGAGCCCATATCGACACCGAAATAGAAGTCGCCGAAAAAGATGGCATCCGATCAGCCAGCGTAACAAAACAACGCGAATTGCCAAGCAAGGGCGAAACCATTTACTTCAAGCTGGAAGTCATCAAAATGGGCACCACAAAATTCGGCAACGATGCGACCACTTGCGTGGCCATCCCAGACGAGGAACCGCAAGAATCAACGCCGCGAAAAGAAAACAAAATCGATAACCATCGCAAAGCCTGGGAAAATGCGTGGATGCAATCAGGCAGCGAAATGCGTGAGGGCAAACCTTATCTCAGCCGCTCCGCACTGAAAGAAAAACTTGCCGCCGATGGCAACGCAGAACGAACCATCCGCAACATGACCAACCCATCCTACACCGACAAACTCATCGGATGCCTGTTGCAGGCAACCATCATCAAAGGCGTCGAGCACGGTTGGGTTATGTGCAACGAAACGCACGCAAGCGCACTTCTCATGATGCGACGGGCTGTGGATAAGTAGTGGATAACTTTTTCATCAGGCAAAAAAAGTTGACCCTAAATGACCCTGGGGTCAAAAATAGGGTCAGGGTCAAAAAGCGGCAAAACATCACCGACCTTGACCCTGAAAGTTGACCCTGACCGTACCCCCTCTTGTATAGCAAGGGGTAGGGTCAAGGGTCAACAGGGTCAAGTCGTGATGCAGGGGTCACGGGGTCACGGGGTCAAAGTTATCCACAGAAGGAAGACGGCATGACAACCGAGCAGGCAACCAACGAGTGCAAGTGCTACCAGGGCAACCGGCCATCGTCGGAAGAAGGGTGGGACCATATCGACACCGTCGAAGCGGATGGGTCACAATGGCTCATATTCAGCAAAGCTCAACGAAACCCGGATTGGGTGTTTTACAAAATCGTCGCCAACGGCAAAGTCACCCAAAAAGCTAATTACTGGGTGACGCGAAACATCCTAACCGGCCAGCTTGCCTTCAACCGCGATATCGCTGTCATGCGCGAACACCGGCCAGAGCTTCATCAGAAAATCGAATTTGCAATCAATATCAGAGAATCAAAATGACCAAACCTAAACAGGAAACCCTGCCGGCAAGGAAAACCAGAAACACTCGCCTGTATGACCGCCAAGCAGTTTCAGAATACATTTGCGAGCAAATCAAACTCGGGCGCTCCCTTGAGTCAATCTGCAAAGAACCGGGAATGCCAGCGACCGGAACCTTCATCGAATGGGTCGGGAATGATGACCCCAAAGGCGTGGCCGCCGATTACGCGCGTGCGCGCGAAATTGGTTTTGCGCTGATGGCCGAGGAAATCATCGCGCTGGCTGACAAAACCAATGAATGGGTTGAAGCCCAGGCTGTTGATGAAAATGGCCCGGTCTTTGATGAAGCCGGCGAGCCAGTCATCAAGCGAGTGCTGATGCCGCTCAACGCGGAGATGGTCGCCCACAAAAGACTTCAGGTGGACACGCGCAAGTGGATGCTGAGCAAGATGCTCCCCAAGGTCTACGGCGACAAAACCACCACTGAATTGACTGGCGCCAACGGCGGGCCGGTGGCGGTCGCTGCGGTCGATATGCGCGCTCTGAACGACCAGGAGCTAGAGCAACTGCAACTGCTGATGAGCAAGGCGAAGGGCGCGGGGGGCTGAGGCGCACGTCTAGCGCCCCGACGCGCGCCGGGCTACGCTACCGCCCACGCCCAACCGCCGACGCGCTGTAGGCCCGCTACGCAAGCCGCAGGACCATCAGGAGACGCCATGCGCCCCGTCATGCCACGCTGGACCCTGCGCGACATCCTCTGGCCCTGGGGGCGCATCAGGCGACTGCGGGCGGCGCTTGCCCAGGCGATTGCCGACAATGAGTGCCTGCACGCGCGGTGCGACAGGCTGCGGGCGAGGCTTAAGCGGTGCTTGAAGCCGTAAAGGGATTGGCATGATGACCGACACCGAATACCCGGACGAAGTCCACTTCATTCCCGCTGACGACCTGCGCGAGCACGTTTTCGCGGGCGACTGCTGGTGCCGCCCCGACTGCCGGCATGAGAGCAGCCGCGACGGCATTTTGTTCCACTGGCTGCACCGGCCCGCCGACGGCCGGGATCGGTACGCCGGCGGCGAGGTGGTGTACCAGTGAGTGCGGCTCTCTCCCCATCGGTGATGCTGGATCTCAT